AATGCTCACGGCACAGCGCCACAATATTGGCTTTAAATACCTCGGCTTGGTCACGGCTTGCCGATATAAATATTTTATTGCGGCCATTAATAACCGCGTCGTAAAACGCTTCAAACGCAAAGTAAAAAGTAGCCCCAATTTGTCGGGGCTTTAAAATAAAGCGGGTGCGGTAGTCTTGGTTTTCAAACCAATGTTTTTGGTGTGGGTAAAGTAGCTTGTCTTTAAGCTCGTTGAGCATATCAACGGTGATGCCAGAGCAATCGTTTTTCTTTTTCTTCTTCGACTTTTTATTGCTACCGCCTCCATTATTGTTCCCCGCATCATCATTACTAGCGCGTTGTTTAGGGGCAGGAGCAAGCTTACTTTTATTAAGTGCGCATAACTGGCGGGTGCAAAAATCTAACTCTTTATAGTCGGCATCGGTTTTATCATCTTTATCAGCCAGCACATTAATGCGTTTGCTAAACGCCATTTCAGCATTATAGCTTGGGCACATATCCTCCCACTTACCAGCCTCAGCCCAACGGCGAACACTACGCGCACTTGGCATATCGTCAAGCTCGGCGATTTCATCCACCGTGTAGCCCTCAACAACATACAAGTCTTGTGCTTTTGTGCGTATTTCTGGTCCGTAGTTCGCCATTTAATGCACCGCGTTTATTAATCCATAGCGGCAGTGTATTCGTTATAAAGCGCGTAATCTGTCAGTCAAAAACCTACCCATTCCTAAAAGTTAAATATAGGAATTTCAAAAAGTTAAACCGTTGGAAAGGATTAAAAAGAGGGTGCAAACTGCAAGCAACTTTAAAGCAAAACGCACAACCAACAAAGGTTTTATTTATGCCAGGTCAACTACGTACAAAACCACTTTCTATTGCCGCCGTTGGCATGACCGTTGACGGCCGCGAAATAACCGAGCAAGACGTAGCCGACATAGTAGAAACCTACAACCCGCGTAAATATGGCGCACGCATAAACCTCGATCACGAATTTAATTGGTCAGGCTGGGCCGCTAAAAACCTACATAATGTTGATATCCCCGGCATGTTGGGTGATGTAGAAAGCGTTGAAGCTTATAAAAACGAAGAGGGCATTGTGTGCTTATACGCCGTACTTGCCCCAAACCAAAGCTTTGTAACACTCAATAAAGCCGACCAAGCCGTTTACTTTAGTATCGAAATTAGCCGCGATTTTATGGGCTCAGGCAAAACCTATCTAACCGGCCTTGCTGTAACCGACTACCCAGCAAGCTGCTACACCGACCGAATCCATTTCAGTAGTAAGAGCAAGCCAGACGACACGGACGTCGCCTTATTAACCGTTGATTTAGGGTCATGTGAGCCAATCGACACACCTAAAAAACCCTTTTTTAAACGACTATTCGCAAAGGAAGAACCCGACATGAAACCAGAACAACTAGCTACCGCATTAAAAGATGCACTCGGCACACCGCTTGAAGAGTTTGGCCAAAAGCTCGACGGCCTAACAGCAAAGCTTGATTCATTCTCAACCACCAAAGTAGAAGACGAAGAAACACCGCCAGAAGATGGCGAGCAAAACACAGAGTTAAGTCAAGTTAAAGAAGAGTTATCTTCAACTAAAAAACTGCTCACAGAACTAACAGACAAGTTTGAAAAAGCAGTAAACGCACCTGCGGGTAATACCACCGACGCCGACGACGAACCTGAAGGCGACGAAGGCAAATACAGCCAGTTGCTGTAATTGCATTCACTCACACTTAACTTAGCACAACGCAGGAAAGCATATGAAAACCAGAACTAAAGAATTATTCGTCGCCATTATGGCAGGCATGGCCGTTAATTACGGTGTGACCTCAATGAGCGAACAATTTAACGTAGAGCCAACAGTAGAGCAGCGTCTATACGACGCGGTTTATGAGTCAGCCGAATTTTTGCAGATGATCAACACCGCACCGGTTGACGACCTAGTGGGTCAATCAGTGATCATGAGTGTTGACGGTGGCATCACAGGCCGCGCAGGTGTCGAAACCGACGACACCAAAGAGCGCCAAACCCGTGACGTATCAAAGCTTGCTAAGCGTGAATACCGCTGTTACCCGGTAGAATGCGATATTCATATCACATGGGTAAAAATGGATCAGTGGTCTAAGTTCCCTGATTTTCATAATCGCTATCGTAACCACGTTCGCCAAGCAATCGCACTCGACATTATTAAAATTGGTTGGAATGGCACACACGTAGCCGATACAACGGATATTGCTGCTTACCCAATGATGAACGATGTAAACATTGGCTGGTTGCAGTTAATTCGCCGCGATGCACCCGAGCGTGCAATTAGTGAAGGTGCAAACCTTGGCGAAATTCGCATAGGTGCCGGTGGCGATTACGAAAACCTAGACCAAGCCGTGCACGATGCATTGCAAGGTATCCCCGAGCATAAGCGTGCAAACATGGTGGCCATTATTGGCGACGAGCTTTTAGCACACGACAAAAACAAGCTTTACGCAAAGCAATCTCATACGCCAAGCGAAAAAACCAAAATTGAATTGCAGCAGGTAATTGAAACCTACGGCGGTTTAATGACCTACAAAATCCCGTTTTTCCCAGCGCGTGGCATTTTAGTAACCAGCTTTGACAATCTAAGTCACTACGTACAAACAGGCTCAACACGCACTAGTGTAGAAAACAACGCTAAAAAGAAACGCGTTGAAGACTACCTATCACGCAACGATTGCTACTACGTCGAAGACCTTGAAAAAGTAATGTACTTCGAGTCTACAAGCATCAAGTTACCAAACGCAGCAGGCGACGCCTGGGCATAACCGCCTAATTTATTAGCGCAGCAATTAGCCGCCCTTTTCCCGAGTTTCGGGGCGGCTTTTTTTAACCAAATTAAAGAGTGTTTTTAAATGAGCTTAGTCAAAAAATCATTAGCCAAAGCAGTAAGCAGTGTACCAACTAGCACTGAAAAGCAAGCGCCAACGGCAGCGGCAACAGCCACTCAAGCCAATGCGCCAGCAACCAACACCGAGCAAAACGAGTACCCGTTTTTTGCAGCGGCCATCGAGTCAGACTTAGCTCAACTAAAAACATTTACCGACATTAGCGGCAAAGCCAGCTACAAATCAGAAGCGCTAGAGCGCAACGACTACCTAAGTTACATCAACCGTTACCGCTTAAGCGGCCAAAATCACCACAACAAAGTACTAGCGTGGGTGTTTATTTGGCTAGTTGATTTAAAGCGCTGGGATGCAGTGTTAGAGCTATTGCCATTACTCATTGAGCAAAAGCAACCACTGCCAACCGTGTTTAATACCAAGCATTGGCCTGCGTTCGTTATCGACCAACTATACGAAGATGCAAATTACTATTTATCAGAATCAAAGCAGCAAGGCTTGTTTGATATTAGCTACGTACTGCGCAGCCTAATCAATACCGTAAAAAATCAAGACTGGAACGGCCTTGAAGTGGTGGGTGGTAAGTTGTACGCCATTGCTGCCAAGGTTGATGCAGCCCAGCACAACTATGGCAATGCACTGTTATTTGCAGAGCACGCTCAAGCGATTAACGACAAAGCAGGGGTTAAAGGTTTAGTCGATAAGCTAACGAAACAGTTAAAAGGGATCGTTAGCGAATAACAGCTCCAACGCCGGTGGGCAACTTAGCACTTCGTCAGCATTCGTTGTTTGACGTCCTGTGTCTAAGTGGCGCCCACACCCAATTTAACGGTTAAGCAAAAAGGTGCGTTATGAACTTAAGCGGTATGCCACAAGCAGATTTACAAAGCAGCAATGTTGATGTGCCAGGCAATGGCTATTACCCAGCGCTCAGCACCGCATATTTTATTGAGCACTACGCAGTTGCCCAAGAATACGCCAGCAAAAGCGATTTACTTGTTGGAAAACTTAAACGCGCACAGGCCGAAATTAACCAAGAGCTAGCCAGCGCTGTGCTTACCAATGGCGAGCCACTAAACGCACAACAGGTTATTTTTTATCTTGATGCCGTATACAGCAAAGCAAAGGCTAATTTATTGGTATCAAAGCTCGGCAGTACACACCGAGATAGCGCTTCAGCGCAAAACCAAACTGCTATTGATAATTATGATCACTGGCAAAGCCAGAGCATCAACGCATTGCGATTACTGCAATCGCTAAGCCCTAACTTATCGGTAGAACTGTTATGAGCCAAAGCAAAATAGCACAGCTTAAACAGCATTTAGCCAGCGCCGAATATCAAGGCCGTAACCTCGCGCTAAGCACCCAGTTCGACAGCTGGATAGAGGGTGGTCGCATAGAGCCAAGCAGCAAAACGATTAATGGCAATGGATTGTTAGCCGCGCGGTTTTATTACTCAGGTGTTATCAGCATCAATCCTTGCTCAGCACCAGCAGCACTTATTTGTGCTTTTGCCTCTTTTTGGTTGCAAAACAACGGTGGCAGATACGACAGCCCCGACATTGAATTTAGTGCCGACGTTAACGACGACAACAGCAATGAAGTAGAGCTAACGATAGAGCAGCTTTGTGAAGACATAACGCTAATACAAACACCCAACGGCCCGTTTGAACTAAATGGCAACCGTTATGACTTTGGCGAGCAAAGTTTGTGGGTAGCCGAAGCATTCACACTTGAGGGTGAAATAAGCCGTGCTTAACGTCAAATTTGACGAAGGGCGCAGCAAAGAACAATTAGCGTTTTTAAAGCTTAAGCCTAATAAGCGTCGCAACATATTGCGTAGTGCAATACGTGCAGCCAACAAAAGCAGTAAAGAGCGGATCACCAGGCAAACAGATTTAACCGGTAAAACATGGCAAGGCCGCGCAAACGGCAAGAAAAAGAAAATGCTCACCAAGCTTAAACGTCGCATGAAAGTACGCTACGGCGCTAATAGCGCAGGCGTTTATTTTACCGGGGGTAACAGCGGCAAAATTGCTCGCGCGCATCAAGAGGGCGTAAGCCTAGATGCAGGCAAACCAAAAGGCAGTGCCGCACAAAATAAAGAGGGTCCAGCCACGCGCAACTTAGCCCGCGCATTAATAGCCGAGGGTTACAAAATACCGCGCGGCAAGGGCAAGGGCAGCAAACGCCCAAGTATAAAATGGATAACAGAGTATTTAAGCATTAACCTAGCTGGATTTATATTGCGTGATTTAAAGGTCGGCTCAAGTAAGAGCACTTGGCAAATTGATTTGCCAGCCCGCTCTTTCTTAGGGCAAACCGTTGCTGAGCAAAAACAGCAACACAGTTTTATTTTAAACAAAGCTATGCAAGTGGCGTAGCGCAAAGCAAAAGGAACGACCATGGCACAAGGTAAAGTATCCGTTGCCGCCATTCAAACAGGCAGTGGCGCTACAAAACAGGTTGAACGCAGCGTGTTATTTATTGGTGAAGCACCCGAGAACAACGGCAGCATTCAACCTGTTAATGCACAAAGCGATTTTGATGGTTTATTTGGCACTGCCGACTCACCATTAAAAACCCAAGTAAAAGCATGGCAGCGTAACGGCGACGATTTAGTCAGTGGCTACGCCATTTCACATGCAGCCGCAGCCGATATTATGGCGCTTATTGATCAGGCAATGGACCAAGACGTAAGCCCCGAAATCATCGTTATTTGTACGCCAG